CATCGGCAATTTTTGGTACAAATGCGCTGGCCCGGCAGCTTATAGGTCGGGTCGCCCACTCGGAACCACTTACCGTCAAGTGACACGCACTCCGAACAACTGTCGCGGGCATGGCGTACCGAACGAACCATATCAACGCCCGCCGCCAAGTTGGCTTGCTTGGAGCGGTAGAACGATTCACGCCCAGCCTGAGTGTAGAGCTTGGCCCTAACCCCTAACGTCCCGTCGAGCCGCTGCTTGCCGCTGGCGATGTCAGCGGCAAAGTTTTTGAGATAGCCGTATTGCTCCCTGATGATTTGCCCGGCGCGGCCGTAATCGGCCGGTGTCATGTTGGCCCACCCGCCCCGCTCTAGGGCGATAGCGTTAAGGTGCGTATTTTTGACGTGGCGTCTCATTGCCACTTCCCAGTCTGCCACCGACACCTGCCGCCCGCGCAACGCCTCAGCCAGCGCCTTCGCGGGGTCGGCGGTATCGAGATACCTGTCCAACTCGCGGCGCACGGCTGCGCCCTGAACGTAGCGCCCAGTGGAGGTGTCACGGTATCGGCCGCTTACCCCGGCGTTAGGCTCCCAACGGTAGGGCATTAGCTGGCGTCCTCTGGCGGCGGCGTCTTGGCCGTATCCAGCAGCGCCGCGCCCCTGTCGCCCATCCGGGCGCGGGCGTCGGCTTTGGCCGCCTCAATGTCTTCGGGTGTCACAAGAGCCAGCATGTCGAGGTCGGCGTCAGGCGTGTCGAGCGGCTTGCCTAGCGGGATGACTTTAGCTGGCTTTTTCATTGCTCTACCCCCGTCACCACGTCCTGCCGCAATAGCGCCGCCTGTTCTTCTTGCGAGTAGCCTAGCGCCGCCAGGGTAACAATCCCCTCGACGCCCAGCCCAGCCGCGCTAAGGGCCTGCACAATGGCGGCGCGGCGTTCCTCTACCGCCATCATATCAACGCGGCCGAATTCGGCCCATCGGGTTTCGATGTTTTCCCCCCGCGCAAGGTCGCGGCCGTTGCCGTACTCCTGATTCAGCTTGAGGGCGATGTACATTGCATCCTCCCACGCATTGCCTAGCGCCACGGCCAGGCTAGAGACTTTCGCCACTAGCTGCCCGTCGTCGGCGGCCTGAGTAGCCGCGCTTGCTATCTGCCCCGTCACCTGAAAATACTGCAACGGGATATGCGATAGTTGCGCCATGCGGATAATGAAATCGTTACCGACCTCTCGCAGTTGCGCCAGGTCGCCGGGCGGGATGCTGCCCCAATGCGCGTCGGCGGCCGATACGCTCAACACGTCGCCCGCGTGCACTTCGGGCGCGTCGGCGGGCCATGACGCGCCGGTTAGCGTCAGCAGCGCCGCGCCGGTTTTATCGGCGGCCTCTAGCAGGTCTAGCACTGACTTATTCAGCGCCATCTGCAACGGCACAAGCGGCTCTATTTCGCTTTCTCCCCAGTTGCCGCCGTCGTCACGCCAGCGAAAGTGTACAACAGGGATACGGCCGATGGGGTTAGGGATGGGCCACGAGTAGCCCGCCTCCTCGAATGGTTCCCAGCCGTGGCCGCGCTCTATGTAGCGTTCTAGCCTGTCGGGCAGATACAGATTCAAGCGGCGCGTCGTCTCTAGCTGGCCGCGTTCATCGAAGCGCGATTCTGTCCAGACCTTTGAGGCCATTGTCATTTCGCGGCGCAAGTTGGACAGGTAGTGAACCTTCATCCCCTCGTCGCCATCATAGGCCGGTTCGTGCGACAGGCGCGGCCGTCCGCTATCGGCGTCCCATTCAACCAGGACGTAGGTATCCCCATCCCGCGCCGTGGAGCGGTGGACTTGCGACTGTTGCGCGTCCATGCGGTTGCTAGTCCACCACTCGTCAAGCAGCCCATCATCGCCGCCGATACCGTCCGGCCCGTCAAAGCCGGTGACGGTTAGCCGCTCAACGCATAGCTCGACCGGCAGGCGTAGGTAGTTGAGCGACCACGGGAAACCGGCGTTAAGCGCCAGGTATTCCCTCTGCCGGTCGGTTAATGGAACCTTGTGATCGCCGTCGTACCACTCTCTGAGGGCGACGTAATGGCGCTGTTGGTCGTCATAATCGGCCGCCTGCCAACTGGCGAGGGCCAACGACGCGGGATTGATAGCCGCGTTAGCGCCGCGGCCGTTGGGGCGTTGAAAAATTTCTCTGAGCATAGCTAGATACTCCTGCTGTGGGGATACCGCCGCCGCCGTCCAGATACATAACAAGATAGCGCATGGCGTCCATACTGTGGTCATCGGTTTTAACCGGCACTTCATCGGCCGCCCGGCCCGCTTTCGTTTCCGGCCAAACATAGCCGGGGAATTCCTGCTCGGTGGACACCGGTCGGCGCATTTCAGCCAGGCGCGTATCCTGGCCTATTGTCGCATCGCGCACAATGTAGAGCCGGGGCTTGCCGTCGCCGGCCACCTTCAGCCGTTCGGCTACGGCGTCTAGCCCCGTTTTAATCCGCTTGTCAGCCGGCAGTGTCTTAATGCCATGCTCCTCTAGCGTGGCGCGGTCTTCGGCGTCATGGTCGGCTATTGTGGCCGTTACGGTATGGCTTGCGCTCATGGCCGTAATTTGCGGCGCTAGTTGGTTCACCGTCTGCTGTGACTGGTAAATCTCGCGTAGCAGGTAAATGCGGCCGTCGCTATCTTCGCCCCACAGTTGGCATACAAACGGGTTGGAGTAGCCGAAGTCTATGGCGCGATAGTGGCGCACCAGCGGCGGGACGGCCGCCGCGTCAATCAGGTGAATAGCCGGGTCGAATTCGTAGACCTGGCCGGCGCGGCCCACCCATAGCCCCAGCCGCCCGCGTTTGTAGCGCACGCCGGTCATGGCGTCTAGCGCGGCCATGCGGTCGGGCGCGATTAGCTCCCCTGTCACCTGGTCAAATATCGTCGGGTTTTCCTCGTGGCGCGATTCGATGAACGTCACCCGGCGGCGCGTCTTAATCCAGTGGTCGGGTACGTCGGGATTGCAATCGCCCATGACCTGCGAGTATGGCGCGTGGCCGGCGCGGCCGCTGGCGGCGCGGGTCAACGCCTGCCATTCGTCTTCCGTCAACTCTTCGGCCTGATTAACGTAGATAAAATCGTACTCAGAGGATAGCGTCTTGCCGGGGTTGTCCAGGCCGCCCGTTACCAGTCGCGCCCCGTTAGGGTAGTCATACCAGTCCGGCCGCGTGCCGCCCATGCGGTCAACGGGGCAGCCGGGCGTGTCGGGTGGCGTGGGTAGCACCTTGCGTTCGTAGGTAACAACGGCCGTCTGAATCAGGGATTGATACGTCTTGCGAACCATCAGCGCCCGCGCCCCGGCGTGCTTGCACAGCAGCAGGTGCAGCCGATTTAGCGCCGTTATCGTCTTGCCCGTATCGTATGGCCCGCCGATGATGACTTCCGGCTCCCGGCAGTACATAAACCGGGCCGCGCCGCCGTAAGGGGTGAAGCCCGCTTGCGCTCGTTGGATGACGGCCGCGACGGTCATATCTTATCTACGTCCACATTAACAACGGCGATGGTGACCGGCCCGCCGTCCGGGCCGCCTAGCTCGTGGCGTTCCGGCGCGTTCAATCCCAACAGCCGGGCCATGAATGACCATACAATTATTTTCTCCTTAACCGTCTTGGCCTCCCGTAGCATCTGATACCCGGCAGCCACGGCCCGGTTAAGGTGTTCGGTGCGTTGCGGCGCGGCCACGGCTTCGATGCGGCCCCATGCGGCGGTGATGTATTTGTACACCTGCCGGTCTGATACCCTCCAGGATTTTGAACTATTCTGAAGTATCTGCTCCACCGTCCAGCCGTCGAGAATCAAGCGATAGACCGCCTCAATGCGCTGCTCGGTCGTGAGCTTGTCGGCTTTGGCGGGCATTAGGTGATTAGCTCCGGCTCGATCCCAAACGCCGTCGCGTATCGCTCCAGCGCGACCGCGACGTAATCCGGCGCGATTTCGACCGCCCGGCACTGGCGGGATAGGTTCTCGGCGGCGATGAGTTGACCGCCCGCTCCACAATACCAATCGGCTACAATATCGCCTT